ATATGATTTGTCCTCCTCATCACCAGGTAAGAAACCTATGTCTCTTGTTGGTAATAATGAGCGAACAATGTAAACTCGTTCTCGTGGTGATTTAGGATCCAACACATCTTTTAATGCATTATACAAAGCAACAAAAGTTTTACCTGTTCCTGCCACACCATAAAGAAAAAGGTTCTGACCTTTTTCATAAGAAGCAAATACTTCTTTCTGATTGTCGGTTATTGGCTTTATCGTATTTAATTCGCTTGACGATATATTTAATTTTTTTTTACTTACCATAATTTTTTCACCGTTTTAATGAGTGGCAACTCAGCTTACACCTCGGATTCTGTTAATCAGATATGATATACCTACTGTTGGCGCTGTTGCCTATCTACTATTATTTATATTTTTCCTTTCGCTCTGGCTCTATGCTTCGCTAAAGTCTGTCTAGTCTTTGCTTCTTTTATACCCTGTCTTCTATATCTTTCACCCAATGGACTTGTAGGATGTTTTTCTGCAATTCTATTTAAATGATCTTTCCAACCACTGTCTGTTTTACTATCTATTTGACCCACACTACCTACAATATTCATCTGTGTTGGTGGTAATAGTGTTATGTGTTTTTTCTTTGTAAATTTTTCCATTTGAGCAATTGTCATATAATCCTCAAATTCTGTTTTTGTATTACTATTAAAAAATCTATATGTTGGCATTTATTTTTTATCCCTCCACCAGGTTGAATCTGTGTATATGTATTTCGTATTACAATAACCACAAACAACAAATCCTTCTTTACCAATAGTATAATACACTAAAGGGTGGTCATCTTGTTCACCACAACTAATCTGTTTCTGATTTACTAATACTTCCTTCATTTTTTACTCTACCCTCTATTTGATCCACAAGTTCTCTTGCAGGTGCTTTATTAAATCTTTCCTCTTTGTTTCTTCTAGAAACTTTTAAACCTAGTTTTAATAATTCTTCTTCTTTTGCCCATTCTTCATGAAACCATTTTGTCTTTTCTTGTTCGTCTACCAAATGTCCTCATACTTTCCTGCGGTTTCTTCGTATTTAAATTGACCACCATGATGGTAAAACTTTCTTTTCTCTGCCGCTTTAAATACACCAACTGTTATTATAATAGCAAGTATGAATACAAAGTGAGCAATTGCTGTATAACCAAATACAGTCCAACTACCTACTAATAAACTAAATGTAATACACCACATCCATGCTAATAATTGTAGTGTTAAATGTCTGACTTGTAAGTCTGGTATATGTCTTAATGGATTTCTATCCATGTTCATTATACCTTCCCAACTATCGTGTACAAATTTAATCATAGTATTTTTTTCTTTAACATTTTTTTCTGGTAATTTCTCACCACGCCTTGGCCATCTTTCATCTGCTGTAGGAAATCTCTCATAATCCTTCGATTTCATATTTTCTAATTACATTCTTTGTAGGTATAACAGTAGAACAACCACCATCTGCTAATTCACCTTTGTCATCATAATTATAATCTGACATCAGAATATGTACCTTTTTATCTTTTCTAACTAACCAACCTGTTGATACACAGATCGCAGGTTTTGATTCTTGTATATCTTTTAAATCACGCCAACCACTATCACTTTGTATATCTTCCCAATAGATGAGATAAAATTTAAAATGAAAAGGAATAGGTGGTTCGTCTTTTCTAAATTGTCTTTTACTCTTTTTTGTCACTTATTTTTTCCCCTATTGCATATAACATTAGTGTAATAAACAATAAATCTATTAATATAAATCCTAATAATATATTTGTAATCATTGATAACCTATTGGTGTCTGCATTTGTTCAATACCTTCTTGAAACCATTTTGGTGTTTCTCGTTTAGACCATTTAGCAAAATAAGCCTTTGCAACTATATAGTAATTTTTATATGATTGTAATGAATCACCTGGCACAATACAATCTGGATAATGTTTCATTGCAGGTGGTGGATCTTTCCAATCAATATTAGGTATATTTTCTGGTGGTGATTCTAATAACTGATTTAATAATAAGTTAGTAGAGTGTACCTTTCCATATCTGTGTGTATATTCATGACCTAGTTTTTTAAATAATCTATATAACCATTGATAGTGTAGTTTACTTTCTCGTACCCAAACTGCTGAAGGATGGTTGTAATGACATGCCTTGTAAATAATTTTATCTGCATTTGGATTTTCTAGTTTATATCTTTTTATTTTTCTATTATTTTTACCATAATCTATCCACTCAACACCATCTAACATTCTTTGGGCTGTAGATAATAATTGAGCATATTCAACAATCATTTTTACTACATGTTTATCGACATGTTCTTTTGCTGCTTGTTCTGGATCTCTGTGTAAAAAAAATATATTCATTGTGTTTCTTGTTGTTTTAAATGTTCTATGGTTCTATCTAAACTATCAGTAATTTCTGATAGTGTTTCATCTATTTCTTTTATATCAATTTTAAATTGAATTATTGTTTTATCTTCTTTAATCTCATTTAATTTATTAACTTGCCAGATTAAAACTAAAAATAATCCTGCAAAAACTAATATAATTATATCATTAAATTTACTCATTGTCAACCCCTTAATATTGTTCGATTAATAACATCATAGCATATAGTTTATGAAACCAAATATATTTCATATCTTTTGGTGCCGTATCATATGCTCGTTCTAGTGCATTTACTCTTTTCCAGTATGTTTTATAGTTCATAAACCCCCTTAATATTGTATTTAATTACTTTCTTAACCAAATCTCTATATGTTGGTTTTGTAGCATATTTGTCTAGTGTATCAACTAATTCATAAACATCAGCATTTTGATCTCTTAACTGTCTAAATTTTTCATAGGCAAATACTGTGTTTAATATTCTTACATAATCTTTTACACTATCACATTTATTTTCATAAACTTTTACACCCCAACCAATCCATTTGTTTTGATCCCAAGTAATTGGTAGTAACCATTTACTATCTTTATTGAATGTACGAATACCAAATAAATTATTACCTTCATTTGCAAATCTACTAGAACCCCAACCTGTTTCTAATGCCGCTTGAGCAATTAGTATTTCTTTAGGTATATGTTGTGATTCTGGTAAGTTTGAATATACATAATCAACACATTGATTTAATGATACAACAAATGTATCTTTATTTGTCGTATCTATTTTTGGTTCAGATAATACCAAAGATACTGGTTCTGGTTGTACTTGAATTGTTATATCTAAGGGCACATTTGATGCAACCTCGACTTGTTTTATTTCTGTAAATGCAATTAGGTAAACACCAAATATGATTGCAGCATTACAGAAAAAATTTATTGCTTTCATTTTATTAGACCTTTATACTATTTATTTAACAATTATACTCGTAATCTATATCAGATAGATAATCCTCTACCTCATCAGTATCATTAAAACCAATTAATTCAAATGCAACATCTGACTTATTAACAAGTTCCATTGCTTCCCATGGTCTCATACCATTTTTGATTTTTTTCTCTAGATCGTCCAGAAAATCCTCTGCTTGATCCCATAACATATTTTTAACTTGTCCCATAATAACTCTCCTTATATTGATAATTTTTCGTATTTAACTTCTTCAAGACCACAAGGTCCACCAACAAGTAGTTCTTCTCCTACGTTTAACATAGCAAAATCTTTTTCCCACTCGTCTCCCATGTAGGCGTCTAAACCAAAATCTTTGATTTCTTCAAAAGAAAAAACCTTAGATGTGCCATCTGCATCGCCATAACCAGATAACCAAGTAACTTTAAAATTGTTCATAATGTTTCCTTTCAATTTCATAAGATTATAATACATGGTTTTAGGGTAAATGTCAAGGGTTAATTAAATAAAAAAACCCCTATATTTCAAGGGGTTTTCAATAAAAATAGAGGGTGCGACATTCTGTCGCAGGTCAAAGTTAAGTATTATTTCGCATAAAATCATCATTCCAATTAAATGCCTCTTTGACTAGATTTGCGGTTAACCCTTTATAATGTTTATTTAATTCACCATCTTTTGCCCATATCAATAGGTCTGCTTCTTCTTGACACAAACCTTCTAACATTTGAATAAACATATTATCTCGTTTCATTTGTGATAACTGTGGGTTGCCACCTTTTAAAAAATGAAACATTCTTTTTACTTCAGATTTTAACCAAGTATGCTCTGTACCCACTGGTGCATCATTTGGTTTGAATGGTGGTTTACCATCTGGCATTAACCACTCACATTTAGGGTCAAATGCACCCTTTAAAAACATTCTTAATTCGTTAGTATCGTATTTTCTAAGCATTTCTAACTTACCTGCTTTATCTTTTTTATTATTTACTTTTGTAAATATTTCATGATATGATAAATTATATGTAGCATCATTTACTGCCATTTTAAAACTCCTCTATTTTTCCAATCAATTCTTTCAAGTCATTTTGTATCATATAAGGCAAAATTTTAGTGCGACTTGATACACTAGCCTTTGTATACTCTTTATATATATCTGTTTGTATTTCGTCAGGTATATAATCAAAGTCTATTAGTCTTTGGTTTCTTTGAAAATTTCTATAATGATATTCATTACAAAAATCTTGTGGATCATTACCACGCATTAAACTATCAATCCAACCTGCTAGTTTTTTCTTAGAAACAGGTTTCTGTTTTATTTTATTAACAAATGTATCATCTGGTGATAAAAAATTTGGTACACCATCAGAGGTATCACCTTTAAGAATATGCTCGTAGATATATTCTTGTGGACTATCAGTTTCTACGAAATGTTTTTTTGTAGGTGAGTATTGAAATACGTTTGGATATTTTTGTAATTGTTGAAAATCTTTATCACCTGATACAATTAAAATTTTTCTATCATGATGCTTTTTACATATGACAGCAATAATATCATCTGCCTCTACCTTATCTAATTGCACCACTTTATATGGAAAGTTATCTCGTATTTCTTCTTTGATTGTATGAATTAAACCAAATACACTTTCCCAATCTTTATCATCATTGTTTCTACCTTCTCTACGTTTTGCTTTGTATTGTTCAAAGATATCTCTACGCCATGGATCTGGGCCATCAACACAAATAACCACCTCGCCGGGATAATCGTTTTTAAATCTGTGTACATAACCTCGAATAGAATTTAGTATCATGTGTCTAACCATAGGAATAGATAAAACATTTTTATCCTTACTCATAGCAAGTTGGACAGCAATGTTAGAAATGGCGACTTGGGAATAATCAATCAGTATCATTTAAATTAATATCACTTTCAAATTTTATAGTGGGTGGTTTTTGTTTTATTGGTACTATCTTTGTACCTGAATAATTAACTACGGAGTATCTTCTACCTTTTTCTCCCTTTTCAATATAAACCATTTTATCTGTTATTTGATGAAAAGGATGAACTAAATCAAAATCACGATATATCATAGCACGAAATGCCTCAAGAAATATACCAACGTCTGTAAAAGTTTTATTACCCTCTGGTGTGCCTATACTTAGACCTTCTTGTTGTAAATGCTGTATCATTTGAATAACGCAATCATCTGCTAAAGAATCAGCAAACTTTTTTGTTTGATGATCTGCAACAGATTCCGTTGATACTGTATGATTAGCAGGTACTACTGCACCATCTGGAAACGATAAAACTTTACCCATGTATTATTTCGCCTTTAAAATTCAATTTACCTTCATTGATAAAATGTTCTCTTAAATCCGTATATCCTCCAATATGAATATCTTTATTCATTATTTGTGGCATTGAACGGACTTGTTTTCCTATCATTTCAAACATTTGCTCAATGGTGACTTCGTAATTTCCATCACCACCTTGCATAGATGTAGATAGTTTATATTCTTCAAACGGAATATTTAAACTGTCCAACAATGCCTTTGCTTTTGTGCAATAAACACAATTAGGCTTTGTAAAGACTTTGTACATATTATATTTTTTCCTCTAAACTCTTAAAGGCCTCCTCACTATTGTTGGCAATACTATTTAGTTCAGATAACATTTCTTTATCAACAAGTTCTCTTAGTTTATTATATTCTTCTAAAGGATACTGTAAACCTATATAAACTCTATATTCTTCTTTAGGAGTAAGAGCAAATTGTATCTTCCATCTTTCGTAACCAATAACTTTAGTATTAGTAATTATGTTGATAATTGTATCTTGTGCTTCGGATATGATTTCTCGATTACCTTCACCTTGACCTATTTCTTGATTGAAGATTTTAGTCTCTCTATTGATTTCACCTCTAATAACATCAGCAATATCTGCTTTTGCAATTATGGTTGCTTTTTCTATTGCAAGCTGTAAATCTGGAGAGGTTGCAACACCTACACCATAGATAAAGAATTTATCTTTTTTACCTAGAAAACCTTTGTCGTCTTTTTTCTCGACAAACCATTTAGGTACTTCTTCTATCTTACCTGACTTTGTTTCTGCTTCATTCGCAACCTTTACAGTTTGAGAACAACTTACAGCAAACAATGATAATAGTAATATTATTATTATATTTTTCATTTAATTATTCACCTCCTTAAATTGTGTTAATATATTTACCGCACCGTCCCA